ACGGTGAAGACATGAAGGGTAAGTTTGGTCGTATCCTTGGTGACTTCATAGTCGGTGAAAAAATGCTTACGGAGATCCTGATAGAAGAAGGACATGCGGTAAAGTATTACGGTCAGAACAAAGCAGACATTGAACGTGGTCACATGTCTAATCGCAACAAACTTATGAATGAAGGTGTTGTGAGTGCAAAGGAAGTTCAAGAAGCCGCAGGTTGACAAACCTATTGTAATGTGGTATAATTGTGTAAACAATTAAAAGGTGAATTATGATTATTGTAGATTATGGTGGACTATCTGCTGCTAATGTTGCAATCAACAAAGAGAATGATGAAGGTATGATTCGTCATATGATCATCAACTCTTTGCGGTTGTATCGTAATGCGTACAAAGAAGAGTTCGGTGAACTAGTCATTGCCTGTGATGGTAAAGACAACTGGCGCAAAAAGTATTACAAACAATATAAAGCGAATCGAAAGAAAGCACGTGACAAGTCTGGTTTAGATTGGAACGAAGCATTCCGTATTATCAATAAGGTTCGTGATGAGATCCGAGATAACTTTCCTTACAAAGTAATCCACGTTGAGGAATGTGAAGCAGATGATATTATTGGTACACTCTGTAAGAACACACAAGAGTTTGGTGAGTACGAAGATGTGATGATTGTGTCTGCAGACAAAGACTTCTTACAACTGCAGAGATATAATAATGTGCGTCAGTACTCACCTCTATTGAAAAAAGAATATAGAGAATCAAACCCACATGTAAGTCTTATGGAAAAGATACTCACTGGTGACGCAGGAGATGGAGTGCCAAACGTGCTCTCGCACGATAATGTGTTCGTGGACGGTGAGAGACAGAGACCATTATCTCGTAAGAAAAAAGATGAAATGATTAATGAATTATCTGGGACTGATACAAGTTATCAATACTCTGATTGGTACAGGAACTATCAACGCAATCGCACGTTGATTGATCTAACATACACACCAGATCATATACAGGAAGAAATAATTAAACAATATAAAGATCAAGATAAATGGTCGCAGAAGGGTTTAGTACTTCCTTATTTGATAAATAACAATATGAAAATGATGATTGAATCCGTTGAGGAATTAATATGAAAGTAAAATATATTTTTGAGATCTTAGAAGATATTTCAAAAGCGAAAAAGAAAGCTGACAAGATTCAGATTCTAAAACAAAACGACACTTGGGCATTAAAAGATGTCATTAGGGGTTCGATGGATATGACCATAAAGTGGGTCATCCCAGACGGAGACCCTCCTTACACTCCTTCAGAAGCACATAACCATCCTACAGATCTACGAAGACAGAATAGTAAGTTTAAGTATTTTGTTGAAGGTATGGAAAAAGGCACTCCTCAATTTAAAAAAGAGAGGATGTTTCTTTTAATGTTAGAAGGTATACACCCAAAAGATGCTCAAGTCGTTGTTAATATGATAAACAAGAAAACACCGAAAGGATTGACGAGAGCAATTGTTGAGGAAACATTTCCAGGCCTGCTACAAGGTTAGCATCCAAGTATTCATAGTCGCCTTTTTAATTTTAACACTAACCAGAGTGTGCACATTCGTGTACGCTCTTTTTTTATAGGAAATACAAATGGTATTAGCTCAACTAGAACGTTTGAAAAAAGACTCCGAAGAACTAGACATTTACGCTAAGAAACTAGAAAAGAGAGGACAACTAACAAGAGCGGAAAAGATAAAAAAGAAAAGAGAATTTGTATTGAAGACGATAAAAGAAATTAATTTAAAATAAAAAAATAATAGTTGACAAAACCTAAAATCGCCTGTATAATAAAGCTACGTTATATGAGCGGGGGAATATATTATGAATATTTTTATACTAGATCACAATCCTAAGATTGCTGCACAGTCACAGTGTGACAAGCACGTTGTCAAAATGATTGTAGAATCTGCACAGATGTTGTCTACTGCACATCGTATGCTCGATGGTGTAGAGACTAAACGTCCATCTGTGTCAGGTAAAACTATGATCAAATACTATGAACTAGAAAATCCAGAAATGGAATTGGTGTTGTACAAAGCAGTACACCATAAACATCCTTGCACAGTATGGACTATGGAATCAGTGTACAATTACAATTGGCACTATGATCACTTTTGTGCCTTGATTGACGAGTATACATATCGTTATGGTAAAACACACAGTACAGAAAGACTAAAGTATTGGTTGGTCAAACCACCTAAGAATATTCCACGTGTGCCAATGACTGACTTCAAACTTGCAATGACTCATGAACCACAGTGTATGCATGAAGGTCAGACAATCAGATCTTACAGAGAATACTATCACACTAAACAGGATAGATTCAAAATGGTATGGACTAAAAGAGAACAGCCTAGTTGGTTTATAAATAAATGTGCATAGGAGATAATGATGCCGATTTATAATTTAAAAAGAATATCAACTGGTGAAGAGTTTGAAGTGACAATGTCTTGGGACGATTTACAAGAGACTTTAAAAGAAGATGGTGACTTGTATCAGATGTTAAGTACACCTAAGTTCGTAACAGATACAAAGGGTACTCTTGCACGTGCAGGATCTGATTGGAGAGAACATCTAGGAAGAATAAAAAAGAATTCTGGTAAAGGTAATACAATAAAGACATGAGTAGTAATAGAGCCAAAGCGTTCTATGATGATTTGTTTGAATATGCACCTCAGACAGAAAATCAAAGAAAAGCATATAATGCATGGGATGAGGGTGATAACTTAGTACTTACTGGATCTGCAGGTACAGGTAAAACATTTGTTGCACTGTATCTTGCAATTGAATCTATGTTAGAAAAAGATACACCATATGAAAAAGTAATCATTGTCCGTTCAATAGTTCCTACAAGGGAAATGGGGTTCTTGCCTGGTTCTGTTGATGAAAAACAAGAAGTGTTCGAAACACCATATAAGGCAATTTGTTCTGAATTGTTTGGTGTGTCAGGAGCATCATTCTATAATAAGATGGTCACGGCACATCAAATACAATTTATGACAACGTCTTTCATTAGGGGACTAACGATTGACAATGCCATAATAATCGTGGATGAAATGCAGAACTTAAACTTCCACGAACTCGACTCCGTTATCACACGAGTAGGTAATAACTGCAGAGTCATATTTAGCGGAGACTACCTCCAGTCGGATTTTAAAGATCCTGCAGAGAGAGATGGTATCCAAAGGTTCTTACGAGTCATGGAACAACTGAAAAACTTTAGTGTGATAACGTTTGGTTGGCAGGACATAGTAAGATCGGACTTTCTTCGTGATTATATCATGACGAAGGAAATGTTAGGAATGAGATAATGTTTAAAAAAGTAATAGGAATACTTTTATTGTCTACTACTATGGCAACTGCAGGCGCACACTCTATTGTTAGACTGTATGGAAAACCTGTACCATGTGGTGATAATCAAATTGCCCTTGAAATGTGGAACCAATTGTATGTGGACGAAATGCAACCTATAGTAGGTTTTAAAGGTAATGCGTTTAGAAACGATGGATCTAAACACGACACACTTTACATTGTAATGTATGATGCAAAAGATCAACAGATCGCAGTGGTTGAACAAATGCCAGAAGGTGGTACTTGTTTGATTGCAGGTGGAACTGGTAATGTATCTTTTGATACAGAAATGTTAAATAGATTAATAGTTACTGAACAAATGAAAGATTTTAATTGATGAGGAGTTTCCAACATGAAAAAATGGATCTTGGTTATGTGGACTTGGATTCGGTTACATCCAAACGAGGTCGCTGCTATCGTGATCCTAGTGGGGTTGAGTATCCTAGCGTCACGACCATCTTAAAAATTCTGAGTGAAGACTCAATAAAAAAATGGAGACAAAGAGTCGGTGAAGAAGAAGCAAACCGAGTCAGCAGTCGTGCGAGTTCTCGTGGAACTCAGGTGCACAGTATAGTAGAGGATTATTTAAACAATGAAGATACAAGAGACTATTTCCCACATGTTAAGCAGTCTTTACAGAATTTGCGGCCAATACTTGATAAATCTATCGGAAGGATCTTTGGTCTCGAAGTTGCTCTTTTTAGTAGCTATCTTGGTATGGCTGGTCGTTGTGACTGCATAGCAGAATTTGATGGTGTACCATCGATAGTAGACTTCAAGACATCACGTAGGGTAAAAAAGAAAGAACACATATCTAATTACTTTGCACAGGCCTCTGCATACGCGATTATGTTCGAAGAACGTACAGGTCTTGCAATACCAAACACAGTTATTGTTATGGACGTTGATGAAAGTAAACCTATAGTATTTAAAGAACATAGAGACAACTATGTCGATCTTCTGTTGGAAACAAAAGCAGAATACGATAGAAGACAACTTTTTTTCAAATAAATTAAAAAAACGCTTGACAAACGAATCAGACTATGTTACAGTGTATATGTAATTAGAGAGGATTTGTTATGGGAATGAGTGGAATGATACTTGACAATGTTGAACAGTTCTGGAACATTTGTCATGAGACTATTGGTCAGTGTGCAACTGCTGAAGAATGGGAAGCAGTGATGACCCCTCACTTACACTTGTTACAAGGTTCTGAAGATTTAGAACACGTACAAGAGTGCGGTTTTGTTGCGTTATATAATGATTATTGTTGAGAGGAGAATATTATGCAAGATTGGTATCGTAAGATTTATGCTGCTGTAGAGAAAGCAGCAACTAACCCAGAGAACATCAATGATGATGGTACTGTTAATTGGGACTTTGTTGATGCTGACTGTTTCATGGAGTTTCAACCTTCTGAGAGATATACAGAAATGTATTACTGTCAGTTCTCAGAAGCAGTAAATGATTATCTCAGGAAGGACTTACCTTTTGGTGATGATGAACCTGATCAGTATGAACCCACCATGTTATACATGTGTGAAAAAGAAATGCAATTTGAGGAGGTTGCGTAATGATAGATCCTAAATTAAAAACTAAGTATTTTGCTCCTAAGTTGAAAAAAGACTATGAGTATTTTGCGAAACGACTAAAAGAGTTTGAGAAAAAGAAAAAGGTCACACCTGGCCTTGGTTGGGCAAAAATGCTTTGCAGACAAAGAATGACCGAGATCGAAATGGTTCTTGAACCTCTGGGATTCGAAGTATGAATACAACAGATGAATGCCTCGTCATACTTGCGGAAGAGTGTGGCGAGGTTATACAAGCAGTTTCAAAGACGATGCGGTTCCCAGAAGATGATGAGAAGAACCGCACTAGATTGGCAAAAGAACTTGGTGACCTTCAATGTATGATTGATCTTACTTGTAAACACCTTGATATAGATCAAGAGGATGTTCTCATGTGGGCTAATATGAAAGCGGAGAAACTCAAAACATGGAGTAATCTTATAGAATGATCTACTTAGATATGGATGGAGTCATTGCTGACTTCTTTCGCGCATTTGCGAAGAGAAACAATGTCAACCACTGGAAAGAAATAAAAGACTACAAGAGTGCACTTGATGATCTCAAGGGTACTGGTTTCTTTTTTACAATACCAAAGTTCACACCACTGACTGATCAGATATATTTACTGGTCACTCAAACTGCTGCACAAAATAATATGGAGTGGGGTATTTGTTCTTCACCTTTAGCAGGAGACGAACACAATTCTGCATACTGGAAACGCAGATGGTTAGAAGACACTGAAATGATGCCTAAAGTAAAGAACCTAGTATTTACTGCAAACAAACATAAGTATGCAGAAACATACGGTGACGGTGGGCCTTCCATATTGATAGACGATAAACCTGCAAATATACATAGATGGCAAGCAGCAGGTGGTATCGGTATTCGTTTTCAAGCAAACGAAGATGATTTCGAATATCTAAAAGAAGAACTACGAACTGCAATAGAAATTAGAGACAATAGAATGTTAGGTTCAGCAAGGGGGTATAGTTGAACATTTTTCAAGTTCTAAATTTACGTACAGAGTTTGATGAGATCACTAAAGACTATACAATGAAGGAAAATAATTCTTGTA